CATTGTTGAAGAAGCTGAAGACATACCGGAATCAAGTTGGCAGGTATTAGAACCGACGATCCGCGCAGAGAAGTCGGAGATATGGCCTATATGGAATCCAGGGAAAAAAGGCAGCCCGACCGATACGCGATTCAGAATCAACCAACCGCCAAGGTCCATGATGGTGGAGATGAATTACTCGGACAATCCGTGGTTCCCTTCGGTACTTGAAGAACAGCGCGCCCATGCACAACGGGTGATGGATGATGCCCTGTACAATCACATATGGGGCGGTCACTATTACGAACTGTCGGACGCGCAGATATTCCGCAACAAATACACGGTTGAAGAGTTCGAGCCGACGAATATGTGGAAGGGTCCGTACTTCGGTATGGACTTCGGCTTTTCGCAAGACCCGACAACGGCGGTTAAGTGCTGGGTGTGGGATGACTGCCTATGGATCGAGTATGACGCCGGGGCGGTAGGGCTGGAGCTTGACGACACAGCACAGTTTCTTACCGAGCGGGTGCCGGATATCAACCGGTACAAGGTGAGAGCGGACAGTGCAAGGCCGGAATCAATCAGCTATCTTGCACGGCACGGCCTACCTTTTATTGAGGGTGTTGAGAAGGGCAAGGGCAGCGTTGAAGACGGCATAGCGCATATCAAAAGCTATCGTCAGGTTGTGATCCATCCCAGGTGCAAGGGGACGCTGAACGAATTCCGGTTGTACAGTTACAAGACAGACAGATTAAGCGGTGATATCTTGCCAGTTCCACTGGATGCCAACAACCACTACATAGACTCAGTTCGCTACGCCACAAGGCCCCTAATGGGCGGCGGAGTATTCGACTACAGCAGACTGCTTTAAGGATACCAAATGGCGACAATAGCCGAACGGTTTGCAGATGGGATAACCAGCCTCACCAACAAACTTGCCAATAGCCGCAACTCCCACAGCAACAACAGACTTACCAGTTGCCGTGTTGATTGGGACGAGCTTCGGGCAATGTACCGGTCCGGCATGGGTAACAAGATCATCCGGTTAAAGACCGGGATTGCGCTTGACGATACGCTCCAATTTGATACGACCGGAGATCAAGAGTTCTACGAAGCACGGATACAGGCCAATATCAAGCGCGCCGTTAAATTCATGCTGGCGTTCGGGCGGTGCTTGTTCGTTATCCATGAGCCGGGGGCGGACCTGTCGCAGCCGCTAAAGACCATTAACGACTGGACAAATGTTCGCTATCACGTATTCAGCGGAGACATGGTCTATGTATCAAGTGTCAACCTCGACCTCGCAAGTGTGGATTACCTGGCGCCGAGATCTTTCAGCGTGCGGGGTTTCAGTATCCATCCCTCGCGTATTGCGGATTTCAAATACATCGAGCCAACCGAATTCGACGCTCCTACCTATCAATACGGGGGCATATCCGAATTTGAATTGATTCGCGGCGAGATCCTTTCCGACCAGATCATACAGCGCGCCGTTCCCCAGATGCTTGAGAAATGCGCGACGATCTTCTACAAGATAAAGGGATTCAAGGAATTACTGGCCGACAAAAAAGAAGGTGAGTTGCTGCAATACTTCCAGGCGCTTGAGAATCTCCGAAGCATCTACGGTGCCGGGATCATCGACCAAGAAGACGAAATAGAATCGATATCCCAGACGCTGACCAACCTGGCCGAATCGGATATGATATCCCTTAGACGCCTAGCAATGGTAACCGGTCTGCCTCTTTCGTGGCTGGTAGGCGAAGCGGCGCGTGGATTGAACAGCACAGGGGAAGGAGAGCGGCAAGTCCTGATGGCAACCATTGAGACGCTGCAATCCGACTACTTGCTTGAGCCTATCAACCGGATCATGGCAATGCACGGTAGAGGGCCGGTATGCTTCAAGGACAATCAAGGCGAGTCCCCTACCGAGCGTATGGCTTTTGAAACAGAGGCAATTAAAAACGCGTTGGCATTGTGGCAGATGGGCGAGGATTACGGGAAATACCTGAATGACAACGGGGTAACAACGGAAGACCCGTTTGACCTTATGTTTCCGCCTGCGAATGAAGAAACGCAAGAAGATGAAAGCCTTGACGGTCAGATAGATATCGGCTCGATATTCGGCGGCGACGATGAAGCGTGAAATTACAGCCAGCAAGCCAACGTTCGTCAAGGGAGCAACTGAGCCAAAGACGGAGGTACGCAAGTTCGCAAGCGCGGTTGAGTATATAGTCGAACAAATGGGCAAGCTCTGGAAGTCGCAGGTTTTGAAGGCGCTGAACAGGTCAACCGTTGAGAAGTTTGAAGATGCACAGACCGGTAACTTTTCTAAAGTGTTCCTGACTATCGCCAAGCGAGTCAACAAAAGCCTGGTGTCGAGATTCGACGATAAGCGGATTGAAGAGCTTGCCAACCTGTACACGAAGAGGGCGGACCGGCGCAACCAAAAAGAATTCTACGAAAAGATAGAAAGCATCATCGGAGTTAGCCGCAAAGAGCTTGAATCAACAGAAGGGCTGACGGCACAGATAAACGCCATTACCGCAGAGACGGCACAGTGGATAAAGAAACTTCGCAACGACACATTGCAGGAATGGACGGCTAACACGCTTAGGCAGATGGCGGAGGGTAAAGGGATAGACGAAATATCCTACGAGTTTGACAACATGGTGGAGACGCGGAAAGGCCACGCTAAAATGGTGGCACGGACCCAGATAGGCACGTTCAACAGCCTGACCGCAAAAGCCAGAGCGCAGAATCTCGGCATCACCAAAGCCGTATGGGTGACCAGCAAAGACGAAAGAGTTAGAGCGGCGCACGTTGACAGGGACGGCGAAGAGTTCGACCTTTCAGAAGGGCTTTATTCCAGCATTGACGGGCAGCATTTAATCCCAGGTACAGACTTTCAATGCCGATGCGTGTCAAGGTTCATCATCCCCGGTATGGAGGATTAGATGGGAAGATTCAGCCAGTACTTGACCGACCTACTCCCGAAGACTGGCCGGGTGATGACCGAAGACGGCGGATATGTCAACACCGCCGATTATATGTCAAACGACAGACGCGGCATATACACCAGACCGGCAAACGGCACAAACCTGGACGCATTCGGGAGACAGCGGATATCCTCACCGACGACCCTGTTTGATGCGCAACAGGAATACGGCCTTGATACCCGTATGATATGGGACGCAACGGCAAACGGAAACTATGCAGCTGAATCTAGCAATGGCAGCGTATCAGATGCCGGGGCGCTGGTAGGACCGCGCAATATCAACACGCGGATGACGCCGATAACAGCTAGCGAGGTAGACGGTTCAGAAGCAATCCTTCAAAGCCGCCAGTATGTTAGATATATCCCCGGCAAGTCTCAATTCATAGCCATGACCGGGATATTTGCAACAGCCGGAAGTGCAATGTCAATCGTTGTACGGTCAAGCACAAGCGGATCGGTTGTTGACAGGATAGCCAAGCAAGAAGAATGGTCTGTTGATAAATTCGACGGCACAGGCGAAAGCGGCATAGTCATTGATTTCACCAAGACGCAGATTTTGATTATCGACGCACAGTGGCTATCCGTAGGCAAGGTCAGGATCGGGTTTGATATCGGCGGCATCTTCCGTGTTGCGCATGAGTTCGATAACGCCAATCAATTGACGGTACCTTATACTCAAACATTTAACCTCCCGGTGAGAGCCGAAGCAAAGACAGACGCAACCGGGACTAATCTACTTGCGGGGTATTACGACTCGGCAAACGGCGTATTTCTAAAGGCCCGCACTCCTTCCCCTGGCGGGACATTGCAGTTTATCTGCTGTACAGTACAAAGTGAAGGAGGCGAAGAGGCTAGAGGGTTTCAGCTAAGCGCCGCAACTAGCTTGGCTGGAAGGGCCATAAGCGGAGAACTTCCCGTAATCGCCATAAGGCCGAAATCGGCGCACAACGGCATAACCAATCGTTCGCATGTTGAGTTAGTGGGATACTCGATAGACGTGCAACTGGTAGATTGTTTGGTTGCCGTGGTATTGGGCGGTACAGTCACGGGTGGGACATGGGTTAGCCGGGGCGCAAACAGCACCGTCGAATACAACATAACAGGAACGGCAATATCTGGCGGGGAGACGATCCGGGGCGGGTTCGCCGTGGCAGGGGTCGGGAGCCAGGGCGGATTATTGGCGGAGGTTGTAGGAGACCCTAGGACACCGTTTATCTTGTCGCAGATAGACGCATACGCAGCGCGGCAGATAGAGAACGCCATAGTTTTGACGCCGTTGACAGGTTCAGGAACAGCCAGGGCAGCAATCAACTGGAACGAGCAGACCATATGATAAAAAAACAATTCAGAGATATCGCGGAGTATTCAAACGCAGACCGGACGGCGCTCAGCATCCGTGATGGGGTACTTGAGTATCTTGGTATCGAGTTGGGGCTTGATCCTCCGGATAAAGTCTTTACCGTGTATCGTTCCCCGGCGACTATCGCCAATGCCGCGTACAAAATGCCGGGGATACCGCTTACAAATGAGCACGTAAGTATCGAGGTGATGGCACCGAACACCGGCAGCAGCGTAACTGTATCGGAGGTTATCGACCAGATCGACGAAGCAACCAACACAAGGCTTGCGGTTAAAAACACCTTAGTGGTTAACGACTCCATGACGGCATTGCTTGCAGATAAAAAGCAAATGTCGCTCGGATACATGGCCGATTTAATCGAGCATTCGAAATGGGATTATGAGCAGGTCAATATAATCCCGCACCATCTCGCGGCTGTCCCGTCTGGCCGTTGTGGACCGCTATGCAGTTTCTTAGACAGAAAATCAATCACGGAAGGAATCGGAGAGATGAAGAAAGGCAAGATTAACAAGTTTTTCCTGGATGAAGAGGGGGCAGTCAATCTTGAACAGATCGTCGAGATTGCAATGGCGCTCCCTGACGCAATCAAGAAAGTCCCGGTTGATAAGCTGGGCGAGTTGATCCCGGCAATGCAAGAAATCATTTCCTACTCGAAAGAGCAGGGCGTCGAAATCCCGGCAGAAGAGACGGAAGAAAAGCCCGAAGGAGACATGGAAGAAAAACCGGTTGGAGATATGGAAGAAAAGCCGGTCGAAGACGAAGACATGGAAGAGGAAGACAAGAAGAAGTTCACCGATGCCGACTTCCGCAAAGCTCTTGCCAAGGAAAAGAAATCGTTTGCAGATGAAGCGGTTAAGCGTTTCGGCGGCGTAGTAACCAAGGCTCGGGCCTTCGTCGGGGAGAACTACAGCTTTGAAGACAAGTCTATCAATCAGGTTATGCGCGATTGTCTGGCGACTCAGTCAACGGAAAAGTTTGCCGATAACGAGCTTGCAGTAGCGTTCAAACTGCTTCGCAAGGCAGGTTCCGATTACAGTAACTTCGGGGGCACTAAGACCGCTGGTAGCCTTACCGAACGAATCAAACAGACTATTGAAAAGGAGTAATACAGATGGCTTTCGCAAACACCGCACTGCAAGACAATCCTGATCTTCCCGCTGGTGAGGTCATCGCCGCTTCGCCCAACAACGTAAGCGCATTTGAGGTTTTCGAGAATGGCCTTGTCGAGGGGCGCTTTTGTAAATACGATTCAGGCAGCATTGA